TCATAGGATGACATTCTGTGAACCTACTTATAAAGAAGTATACCTTAACAATGTAGTATGGTTACCAGACACAACACTTAGAATAATGATTAACATGGATGGGGTATCAATATTTGAAGAAGCTAATAAAGCGGCTGTAAAATATGGACATTTGCATGTATTTGCTTTTAATCACAACGAAGTATATTTAAATGAGGAGGTATAAAGATGAAAAAAGCGCTTATTGTAAAATACACAGAAAACAACGTTGAATATTGGGGATATTACTACAAAAGATATTTTAATGCAACATACTTTGAAACAAGGTTAGAACTAAAATTTTATTTAAAAGACCTTGAAATAGAATGGGAGAATAGATACGTCACAATAAACTTTGACACAGACAAAGAACAAAAAAGGGAGATATGTAAATCATTTTACTCAGAAGACTACAAATTAGGATACGCAGAAACATTGATAGAAAAGTACATGTCATTTAAATACTTAGCGTACGGAATACCAAAAGGAGAAAGTTACAGGTCAGCTATATTTATGGATTTAGACGAATTAGAAGAAGAGGTAAATTATTACAGAGCTATATTAAAATCAAACTGAAATTTATACAGATTAACACTAAGGCGCTTACTGGTAAGAAACAGCGAATACACAATGGGAAAGACATTAACAATAAAGACCAAACATGATAATGAAACTATAACATTAAAACAAGCAAAAGTTATGAGATTAATTTATTGTGACTGGGACTTACTAGAAAGTCAAGTAATATACTTTACACCAGACACAGTATTTGTAGCTTTACCAGAATACATGAATCTAAAAGATTTTTACAAACAATTTTAAAGCCAATCTATGAAAGGAGGTGATGTAAAGTAACACAAATACAAAAAGAAAGGAGGTGAAGAGAATGAACTACATCAAAAGAAACTGGTTTTTACTCCTGCTCATCATATTACTATCTGGTTACACAGCTTACACGTCATACTTAGTACTATCAAACGATAACCAGAAAGTAATAGAAGAGCAACAAAAACAGATATCACTTTTGTCTGACAAAATAACAGAACTAGAAAATAAAGAGACACCAGAAATCCCAGTGCTTGACACATCAACATTGGAGAACAGAATAAGCGCCTTAGAGCAAGCACAGCAAACAATCACATCAGGCGTTGAATCTATGAATCAAGCAATAGAAGGAAATCAAAGTCAGATAAAAGCGATCTGGGCAACGTTAGAAGAAAACGAACTTGTACACTCTAACGCAGGAGAAACAAACAGATAACTTTTTTAATTGCGGGGCAAACGCCCCGCTTTTGTTATTTGATAATTAACTGCTGTCCCGGATAAATTAAGTTAGGATTGCTGATCCCATTGTCGTTTGCAATCTTTTGGTAAGACGTGTTAAACTGACTAGCAATCCCAGACAAAGTGTCACCCTGTTTTACAACATAAGTTTTGTGTGCTGGTGAACTCCCACCATTAATTTTTAAAACCTGCCCTGGGTAAATAAGATTAGGATTACTTATACCATTATCACTAGCAATCTTTTGGTAAGTTGTGCCATATAAGCTAGCAATACCAGATAATGTATCTCCACTTTTTACAACATAATCAACCGCGCTAGGTTTTGGTTTTTCTGCGGGTTTGTTTGTTACAGAATTACCTTTGATCTCTTTTAACAAATCTCTTACCATCTCATTACAATCAACTCCTCCATTAATCCCGGGCACACTACCGTCACTGCAATACTGCCAGATATCAAAAGGTACACTAGGTTTGTGACTATAGTTAGCAATCCAACTGGTAAATCTATCAAGGCTATTTTTAATAACATTTTTAGCCCAGTCCTCATTGCAGTAATATCCAAACCAATATCCAGCATCCTCAATTGCCTGACCCATGTCTATAAAATACTGAGCATTGTAACTACCTCTTATACTTGCATCCTCAATATCAATGTAAATAGGTAAACTCAAATTACATTTTTTAGCAAGTCTTAAAATATGTTTTGTCTCACTATCTGCATGAGCTTTATTGTTAGCATAACTATATAAGTAAATACCATACGGTATACCCAACCTGTCACACTCTTGTACATTGCGTAAAAAATATGGGTCATCCTGCACCACAAAATTATCCCCATAACCGCATTGAATTATTGCTCCATCGATAGCCCCATTAACCGCATCCCAATTTATAACTCCCTGATATCTTGATACATCAATAATCATATATACCTCCTTACTTGCCAATCAAAAGCATCCCGTGAGTATGCTCCTGCATCCGGCTTGACTGTTGGACCATAATAGGGGTCACCCCCATGTCCACATAATTGATTGTTACCTATATACATTTCTACATGGTCAAAAAACGGATTGTGATATGACCAATTAAAAAATACTAAATCTCCCATCAACATATCACTTGTATCTAAAGAGCCACTACCCTCTTTAATAAGTGACCCGTTATCAACTTGTGTGCCAGTCCATGTACCTATCTCTACACCAACTACACTATTGTAACAATGCCAAACAAGTCCAGAGCAATCAGCGTACCCATTGTCTGGCCACATCCTTAAATCACCAGATTGAGAGTAACCTAGTTTACCCTCATAACTCAAAATTTTATCAACCAACTGTTGTCGTTGATCATCCGTGCCACTCCCCGTATTAGGGTATGACGGCTGAGGTTTTGTTGTAGTCTCACCCTCAATTTTTTCAAAGCGATAAATTGGCAACCATAATTTATCGCTTGCCTGATAAAACTCTATTTTTTTGTTTGTACCATTATTATCAATATACAAAAAGAATGTTTTACCAAACTTTTGTAGTGACTTAATATTTAGGAATGTCTCAAATGGTTTTGATGTATTATCGGGATTACCACTACTTTGGTTTTGATTACCGCCGATACTATGTTGCGGGTCATATTTACCAAAACCCTCCTTGCCACTCTCACCATCCCACTCATCTAATAGTGCTTTTACGGTATTTTGTCGGTTGTAATAACTACCCACAATGCCATTATTTAAAACAGTCATATACCATGTATCAACATCACAGTTACCACAGCCATTAAAAATCTGATAAAATGCTTGTGGTGATTGATGGTAATTTGTAAGACCAAAAATAGCTGTCTTTGGGTCAGATATACCACACTCATCCCGTAACAGTGGTATATATGAGTTATCACAATCAGATTGCCATAATTTATTTTGGGTGTTTACACCCTCGTCTGTAACCAACACCGCGCTAACCTCATTAGCCTCATTTTGTGTAAAAATTTTATTGCCCCATGCCTCTCTACCAGCTTGTATCTGGGGTAACAAAATAGGTAATTGACTGGCTATATCAGGATAATCAGTAATCAGCAGATTTAGTAAGTCCCAGCTCCTGCCATATGTCCACTGCATTATCCCAATACCAGCCATAGCCCAAGACTCTACACTCCCGTAATTACAGTTAGTCTCTACGGTACTAGTTACATACATGGCGTAACTAGCCCAGTTTGAGTCATAAATTGCCATTATTTAAGCCACTTACCTATATAATACATACGGGATAAAATTGAGAATCTATACCTACCACCTGACGGCTTCGTTCCGCCTAATGTTTTTAGATATATTTTACCGTCGGAAATTATATATTGTGGATTAGTATAAATAATATTGCCTAGTGAGTCAGATACACTAACATTACCACTAAAATATAGTGTAGCCACGTAAGTATTGTTAAAATACTGATCGGGTAAAATAATAAAAGGTGTGCCCGACGTACCAAGAACGGGTGTAAATCCATCTTTAAACTCTATCAAGTTGTATAGACTAGCTATACCCAAATCTGGGTTAAATTGCAATAGGCAGTTGTACTGGACAAAATTAGTCGTGTCCGGGTTATTAAGATTTAACTCGATCCAATTATCAATTTTAGTTAAAGCGCTTGTTGCGGAACTGTTAGCAGAGTTAGCAACAGAGTTAGCAGATTGCGCCAGAGCACTAGCTTCTCCAGCCGAAACTTCTGCCGCCTGTGCGGCAACCTTGTTAGCCTGCATCCCTGTATCAATTGCCAAAAATGCTGGGTTTAAATCTCCCAACCAGCTAGCCTTATCAGTACCGATAAATTGTGGTAAATCGTAGTTTGGTGTTTTGTTTGTATGTGACATATATTAATCCTCCTTAAGCTACTGCAAGGACAGTCTTGCCCTCCCAGTCATATTGATAAGTTGTAATATCATAGTTATCATAACCATATGTTGTGATATTTTTATCGTCATACCCAGCACACGTTAACGCGTCCTCTCTATGCAAGGACACTAAAAAGTCTATCACGTTTTTGTAAAAAACTCTTTGTCCTGTAACTGGATTAAACATATAAAATCTATCATCCTCTGTCAGATATTTTTTAGCGTAAAAATCATACTGGTAACACGTAATATTTTTTGCGTCATACATATCTGCTGTAAGATTAAGCCCATCATACTCAATACATGTAAGTGCATAATAGTTAAAATAATTATAAAAATCATTAAGCACATTTTGGATAGTATCAGTATAACCTGTAATCGGGTTAATCACATAAATAGATTGACCCTGTTGCTCTAACCAAATCGTTAAATCTGTAATCTGCTCTGTTACCCATGATCTTGTTTTTTGGTCAGCACTTTTTATAGCATCACTTAAAACAGTAAATTGGTTATTGATAACAAGTTCTAATTCTGACACTTTTGAATCTGTGTAATTATTGGCAGAATTTAACGTAAATTTATCCTGTTGATCGATATATTTATAAATCTCAGAATAATCTAACGATAATTGCTCAATAACCTCATTGATCTTATAAGTGAGTTTACAAAGCACCTCGTAATATGACAAAGACTCATCATATACAAGTGGCATAACTTTAAAGCAACGCCAAAACGGATATACATTACCAATCATTTTTGTCACCTCCTTACCATAGTTGCATAAATAGTACATCCAACTCCTCAATTATCAGCATGTCAATATTCAAAAAACTTTGCCTATACTCCATTAATAATTGACTATTAGATTTTGAGTCGTTTTTTCCAGACAACTTACGACTATATTTTTCGTTTTCAGAAGAATTCAACTTTGTTGTATTAGTTGCGTTCGTCTTTTGTGAGGTTGTTGCGTAGTTTTCTGAAAATGGGTCTTGTAGTGAACCCATGGGAGTATCATTTTGTAGTGACTTGTTTTCTCCCTCATCTTGAGACGTGTTATCCCCTGTTGTTTCCCTTTCATATTGCTCGTTTGTGGAATATGTTTCAAGGGGATCGAATTCAATCTGGGCTGATAAATACAACTGATTATAATATGGCATGATCTCATTCATTTTGACATTTAAGTATCTCTTAAATAATCCTGCCGTCTCAAAACCAATCTCACGCATATAATAGTGATTAAGTATTTTTTCGTTTAGTTTCGAACGATAATTTTCATCGAAAATGGGATAATCATTAAGTCCCAAATCGAAACCTGATTGAATAAGATATCGTAACTCTGTTGTATATTTACTCATCCAAATTGACCTCACTTTCAGATGTTTCACGTGAAACATTTTCGATGTCTTCTGCTTGCCCAAAAACCATAACGTTATATAACTGCTCTAACTCTGGGTTATAATTTACAGTTATATTTGTTCCAAACATTCTGTTGATTTCATCCGCCCCCTGTCGGCGTGAATTTAAACCGATCTGCCTAGACATTGATATCTGCTCAAGATTGCTGTTAACCTCATCACTGATCTGTCTTTCTTTTTTATCCATGTTATTATTGTTGATTCCTAAAAATAACATAGCTTCATTCCAAATTCTGTTCTTTTCGATGCTCAATCTATCTGCGATAAATGGTGCATCTGTTTTCAGAACCTGTATCGAATTTGTTTCGAAATTTTTGTTTGCGAAAATAAAAGGTTCGTTTCCTTCGTATTGCATATACACATTTTTCATCGTTAGCTTTTGTTTTTCATCGCAAACGATCATAAGTGGAGTTTTTTGAGCGTTAATATTAACGTCGATAGCCCTGCTCACATTGTAAAGTTTTTGTGCAAACATATCTATATCAATATGAGTGGTGGTATGCAAAAAGTTGTTAAAAACAATAACAGAGTCAGATTTAGTTTTAAAATTTTGGTAACCATTTACACTGTACGCCATACGATTAATTGGTATCCTGTATACATCCAATTCTCCGCCAATCGTACACTGTAAAAATAAATCACCAATAATCTCATCTCTAAAATACAGCCCATAACCATTGTCAAAAAGCGTCAACTCTAAAAACCGCTCGTCAATTGTATCTGGTAAACCCTCCCACTTGTACATATTTATAGCCAGCTCTTTTAAAAAATAGTAGTAATGTAAATATGTTACGTTGTTTTGCCACATATTACTCCATCCATCCAGAGCCTTGTTATAGCCATACACTTTATTATAATTTTTCCTTGCCATTTTTGTCAGCCCCCGATCCATGGATTATCATTATACTTACCTATCTCAGTGTGCCATATAGTAGTACCATTATCAAACATATTTTTTAAAATCTCTATGTCGTCTTTTGGGATGTTACCTGCTAGGATGCACCCGGTTGTCTGCACATAATTAAAGTTTTTATTACCAGTGAGTGATACAGTCTCAATTTTATTCTGCACGTATCCATATCTGGTAAAATATTCCTCTAATCTCTCAGCGTACTCTGGTCGGATTGTTTTCCATTTGAGAGTGATTCCGTTGATTCCGTTTGCGATGTTAAACGCATCGCCACCGGTCTGACCGGCTAGTGTTGGGGGTGCGATCTCAGCGTCTTGTATTTTTGCCATCTGCTGTCTGATAGCTATCTCGCTATTTTTTACACCAGTATATGCACTTTTAGCCCCACCATAAATTGATCCAATTGTGCCTCCAATATTACCAGATAATATAGAGCTGATTGCACCAGCACCACCCTCTATCGCACCCATAGCTACAGCCTCTTTTTTGTTGTAACTGTTGATACTGTTTGATAATGCAAAACTATTAGCATTATTAGCCATATATAACAGATAATTATCAACAGTTACCGGAAGTTGTGGAAAATTAGCGATTGATAATCCAGCGTCTAAAAACTCTCCGTATTCTGGTCGGCCGTCGTACTCATGCCCATTATCACCAAAATCATTATAATACTTAAGATAGTATGTCAACCTTGGTGACGCACCAACATAATTTACAAGTCCTAGCTCTAGTTTTGACAACTCATTAACCGCTTCTGGCTTTATGATAAATTGATTACCATTATAGGCAGTCATTTCTATATAGCTGTACGGGTAGCTATATAATTTGGAATTGTCATACTTTGGGAAATAACTCCACCAATTGTCTATACTACTTAGTATAAAGTTTGAGCTTTTATATCCGTCTCTCAATCTTCCGATCTTTTTACCTGATGCCATGTTAACAATCTCAAAGTTGTTGCCAACCACCTCCTCAGGCACAATCGTTATTGATTGTATACACTGAGTTATCCATGGCACATCTTTTAGCTCAGCTAAAATTGCTTGTAAACTATCAGTCCTTGGCGAAGGATTATCGTTTAAATTATCTATGACATAATAATCTAATACTGATGGCATTTTGTCAAACGTGCCCCCAGTTGATGATTTTAGGTTAGGGTTATCAGTATCACCAAAATCGGATGTGAGGTCAGCACTTGAGCACATTAATACATAATATGTATTCCAACTGACCACCTCGGTGTGAGTCACAACATAATCACGCCCATATTCCACCTGCTCCGGAAAAAGATTGGACAACCATGGAGTGCCATCTGACAAAAATTGTTGCTGATGAGATCGGCTAATAAATGACTTTAAATACTCGATGTCAAATTGCCATGTTTGGAATACGTCTATCTCAAATGTGATTATTGTGTTATCGTCATTTGCGTACTCTTTGTTACGTATAAATGCGTAAAACCATTTTGTTCCAAAATTTTTGTTTTGAAACATAATGTAATCACACCCGTAAAGATTATCGTAATTTTCCGGAACTGCAATCTTGCCATCCCTGCGCAAGTATTGGAAATCGTTATACTCTCTATATTTTTTAGACAAAAAGTATAGAGATTGCTCGGACGCATTTTTAAAGTCCATCTGATTTTTGTAATCAGTTAACCTAGTATTGTTTATCAATATTAACCGTGATTGTGGTGTGATTGCCATATCTATACCCCTAACCTGTAATTGTTACTGTTGCGGTTGCTGTTTTAGATTGGTCAGCGTCAGCTATATATAAAACATTATAAGATGTTTTTGTCTCATCTGCCGCAATAATCAAAAGACCATCATCACTAATGCTTGTTCCGGGGGATACTGTACCAGCAATACTAAAGTGTCCTTTTTTGTTTATTAATCCATTACCCTCTACTGTACCAATAAATTGTGATGCCCCGCCTTTAGCAACTGTTGCTGTGGTTGGGGATATTGTAACATTGGTAATCTCTGGTGCAATAGTTGTAAACAAAATCGCGTTGCTAAAAGGTGACACGGAAAATGTTTTCCATACGTGATAAAAATAATTCCAGTAGAGCCCCTCCGCATTGTACACCTCAGTCATGTTGTAGTAATTATCAAAGATCATAAACCAGTCACTGTCAACCATTAATCCCGAGATAGATTTAAGTGAGTTTAACTCATCCTCTGTAAACGGAGTATAAGTTGTGTTTGGATCATCAGCAAAAATCTCCTGTAATCTCTCCTCGTCAATAGTGCCAAAACCATCTACCCCAATCTGTCTACCAATCAACTCCGCTTTGTCCATGTTAAATGACAATGCCAAAACCTCTACATCAAAAATTGAGGATAGCTCAGTTGTTAAAATAGTGTACAAATATCTTGGGTCTGTGTAAGTGCGTACTCCTGCATAGTTATAATTAGCAGACATATAACTTAAGTTTTTGGCAGATGCGACCATTGTTGTAGTCACTGACCTTGCGTTGTCTGCTGTAACAGTTGGGATAACAGTTGTGGAGATTTTCCCATCAAGAGCGCATCTTGCGATGAGATATTTCATAACTAAAAATTCATCATAGTTTGCCCCTGTGTATAACTGCTCAATAATTCTCCCGATTAAATCGGTGATTCCTTGCCATGACAAAAACGCCTGTCTAAGCTGATCGTTGCTAACAGTGGTAGGATAAAATTTTTGATAATTCATTGTGTGAAAGGCGGCCTGAACGTCTGGGATTCTCCTTTTAAATAGCTCAGTTTCAGCCTTCTCAGGATTAAACTGATAGGGTCTTGCAATTTCTACAAAAATTTCTTCAACCGTTTCTCCGTATTCTAAAAGCCCTTTCTTAAACCCCGCCCATGGATTTTCATAAAGTCGGGATGTTATAATAACTCTCCCGATGCGATTAACAAGGTTTGTTAAAAATGCGTTTTGTAATGGCTGATACTGCATGATAATATCGCCGATACCTCTAAGCGACTGCAAAGACTGATCTTTTGTAACTTTAGCTCCGTTAACTGTATCTCCCTCTTTTAACGCCACTGGTACCTGATCCGCATATGTCCCGCCTATCTCACTACGGGTTACATTTAAAATGTCGGCAGAATTTAATTCGTTTAAATTTTTGGTTGCTTTCGGTTTAGTTGGCATATTAACCCTCCGTTCTTTCTAATAATTCGTCAAAGCTCTGGACTTCTCCGTCCCGCTTTACGTCTTCTTCTGTTTCTTCTATTGTATCGTTAAAATCTTCTTTTACTTCAGAAGTCCCGAAAAAACGATCCATATATCTGGCTTTTAAATCGTCATATTCTTTCTTCCAATCTTTTTCCTCTTCTCTGGGAGTGTAAATGTTTACATCATCACGCCCACTATACTCGTATTCATCCTGATCTTCTCCGTCGTATGTTTCTCCATACCTTTTTAATATTCCTTCTCTTTCGTCAAAATCATCTTTCAGGCGTTCCACATCTTTTTCCATGTCTTCCGTCATTCCGCCACTTTCCATTATGCGGCGTAAAATTTTTTCCATTCCAGATCGCGTTAAAATTGCCACTTAAATCACTCCTTTTTAAAATTGTCTACTAACTGCTGGATAACTAATGTGTTATTTTCGATTGTCTTTCGCATACTTTCGGCCTCGTCTTTATGTTGTGCGTCCTTTTTGACCATATACCAAAACATCGCACCACAACAAACGATCGGGAAACCATAATTGCCTATCATATTCGCAACATCGGCCGGGGACATTTAGTGACCTCCTTCCTTTTTTATTCTATCTATATTATAACATAAAACGATAAAAAATGAAAGTTAATACTTTTGTACCAAAAAGGAGCGGGATAAACCCGCCCCGTTTGTATCTGAAATTGATGTGCCTAATAAATCACGTTAGCAAGACGGACAAGTTGACCCGCCGGTTTTAAACGGTGCTACCGGGTCACACTAAATATTAGCTACATCAAAAGATACCTATATGGATAAAATATCAAAAATAATATTCTTACTGTCCAAATTATTAAAACGTAGTTGACCGTGTTCAAAAACTTTTTTGAGGTACTGCATAACAAAAGTTGACTTGCTAACCATTAGTGCATTCTGTTCATGGTCATCTGCTTTAAATGTTAATTTTACTGGGTATGTCATATCAGGGCTATCGTTTACATATACAATTCCATCCTCAAAAAACTCCCTGATTGCATAATATTTTGAGCCATGTTTTATTGTTGCTATATATCTGCATTTACCTTTGATGTGCTCTATAAAACTATCGTTGTCATTAAGATATACATTTTGAGCGGCGTAGTCAGAATAGCCATCATCAAAAGCTTTTGCAAAACCTGAGTTAGATAAAGATTTACTGGCTGTCTCATTAAAGGTCTGCTCCATAACCCACCCATGTCCCCTTAAAAATTTTGTGTCACTACGCAACATTTTGTGTATACCCATTGACTTGTAATATGGGTTTAACATAGTCACACTATTTGATGCTAATATGGTGCGTGTGTATCTATATTGTTTTCCCTGACCTCTTGCTATAGTAACATGGATTGACTGAAATTTTTTGATCTCATCTGCACAATAGTGATTGGTTTCCGATTGAAACTCGTCCAGAAAAACATTTGTAACCTCATTAAAATAAGACGAGTATTTTTTAAGTGCATCAGCGTTACTTAATGCAATTGCAAAACCACAACTTTGCTCGTTGTAATACAACTCATAAAACAAACCTTTGGCTACTGGCCTAGCTATCAGTTCCCCATTGTTAAAAAACAATGGCTTTATATCTCTAAAAAACATATCAGCGCAAGACGACAACTCGTAATTAAATCTATAGAGCTGTATAAATTTACCTTTATCTTGTATAAAATTATTTAGGCAAAGTCTTTTAAAAAATACGGTCTTTCCTGCTGTTCTGTTTCCGACGCATAGGTATATTTCCGGTTTGTTTCCATCAGCGTCTTTTAATGATAATAGTTTTGTGCCATCATAATACATGCTATACTCCTTCGTTATAAAATGTTTCACGTGAAACATTTAAAAAATAGCCCCGTTTCCGGGGCATATTTTTATACGATTACACAAGTTAAAAAATCTTTCCCTTTGTAGTTGGACGATTCTTTTCTTATTACTTTAATAGCCCAATCTTCATCTTCATTTTCCATTTCTTCTGCGATTTCCTGATATGCTCTGTAAAGCGTTTCCGAACCAGACACATACATTATGCCGTCCTTGTCCACATAAATATATTTGTTATAGTCTTTATTGTCACTTTTTTCATTGTGAACAGCCACTTTTGCTACATAGTCTATATCTATCAAAACACCATCTTCATAATTCTGCGTAACTACATCTAATTGACGCGCGTTAGCAAACGTTTTTATAGCTACTCTTTCTTTACCTGTTAATTCTCTTGTTGCTTCCACTACTTTTGCACTATATTCTGCGTTTCCCATTTTTTATTCCTCCTTAAATAAACATCAATCTTTCATCTTAATATAAATCGGATTATTCGTCCTCAGTATCTTCACCCTCGAGTTCTTCATCGTCAAACTCGTTATATTCTACCTCCGCATACTTCATAAAAGTGTCAACGTCCATAGAATACTTACGTTCAATCGGTACGTCCGAAATTACGACTACCTGTTTCTTTCTTTCTTTTGACAACTGCTGGATCATGCGTGCTCCCGGCTTATTAGCCATTTCCCTAGTTTCAAAAACTTCCAGATTTGTGCCATTTACCTCAGCAAAAGACACAGAGTGTGTGATAATACTTCTTGTGATTTTTTTCATTTTTTAGTTCTCCTTTTCTGATTTTTATACAATATTTTGCTACAACCTTATTGTAACATATTATGTACAATACGTCAAGTTTATTTTCGCATTTCATAAAAACTTTCTATCAGTACAATCCCTCCTTTGATTCTTTTTGCATTTAGATTACCCTTTACTCTAAGCCCTATTTTAAAATCCTCCATTTTATAATCTGATAAAAAATTTTGCTTTGCTCTATCAGACATACCCGCGCACTTTATCTCCATTTTTGGTTTACACGGTTTATCTTCTTTTATCACTCTCTCTATATATGTTTTTTGTCTGACAAATAACCCCTTATCCCATTCAGATTCCTTTTTCCAACAGCAAAAGTTTTTACTGTGTATTCTGACAGACTTTGGGGCGCATTTAGTTAAATGTATTGAGTCGGTGTCTGAGTATATAAAATTATTATAATTTTTCTGCGCCGCTTTTATTGTAAAATTACGTGCGTAAGATGTTATGTAACTACCTATCGCTATATACCCGGGGGTCTTCTCTTTCTCTTCTATCAGATTAAAACTTAGATGATTTTTGTCTGGGTTTATGTAGGGTACTTTGTAACTGCTGTCCGTGCTACTTGCCTCTTTGCCGTATAAATTGTTAAGATAAAGTTTTGCTAACTCCCGTTTTGCACCCTTTGATGTCATTTTTATATCACGATACTTATTTATATATTCGTCAAAGATTCCCTTTTGCTTAAAAAAATAACAGCAATCTAAAAACTTAAAGTCGTAAACATTGTAATGCTCAAAAAATGTTTCAAAATCAGGGCGCGTCATAGTTAATACAACTTTAGCCTCTTTTACATTATTTTCTAAATCGCGATAATATCTATGATATTCTCCTTTGTAATAAATATCAGAGGTAGTTAAATATTCAGTGCCCTTATACAACATGTTTCCTTTTATTTGCACGGTAGGCAAGTAGTTTTCTTTAACTTTAAATCTACATTCAAATCTTACAAAATACAAAAAATTTTCCGACTTCTTCACCTTTTCTTTAAATTCCTCATAATCCGATACAAACCTCGGTCTTCCGGTAGGATAAAAATTTCCGGAAATAGAGTGCATCATACTAGGGTATAAAGAGTTAACGTCTAATGTTAACCCTCCTTTTATTATTTTATTAGCATGCTCAGGTTTTAAATAACAATAGCCTCCTTTATAAGATTTCCTGATATATTCGCCAGCATTTTCCTGCCCGTATTTATCGTCTATCTCAATTTCGTATAGATTTGGAAATAGATTGTTGTAATCTATTTTGTCATAAAACGATTTAAATTCTTTGAGACAGCAACTACCTATTGTAATTGAGTTATGACCCTCGTTAAACATAATTTCTAATGCCTCTTTTAAAACTAACACATCATTTTTAATGTAGTTCTTTTCGCTTTCTTTAATCGGGCAGTTTTTATACCTATATCCTTTGTACTCCATTTCCAACTTTTTATGAGTTGTTTCAAAGGCGTCACCTATTCTTTTTAATGTAAACGGTAATAATTTTAATGAGTCTCTAATCTCTATAATTCGATTATTTTTTTTTATTATTATGATGTACCACTGACCTCTTTCCGATATTGCTGTTTTAAATTGATTATTTTCCATTTCTTTTTCTGGCACTCTGTTAAACGTGTAATGTCCTCTAATCAAATAGTCCAATATAAACGATCCGTCAAATTTAAGGTTGTGAAAAAATAATATGTTATTTCCGGGCAAATCAAACATTTTCATAAAAAAATGTTCTATGCTTCCAACAATTTCTGGCTCGTCATTTGTAAATAGTTTAACCCAACATGCCGCCCAAACCTCTGTATACTCCTGATTATCATAAACAGTGGTCTCAAAATCACACGCATAACAATTAAATTTTTTAACTTGCATTGCATTTCTATCCCACCTAACCTTTTATATTTCATAATTTTCTTGATACTCCAAAGATTCTATTAGTTGCTCTCTTTCCAACACCCCTAAATCCATTAAATCTAGCATAGACGATAAAGCGGTCAAAATTTTGTCTGTTTCGTAGGTCATTTTGTATCCTATAAGTTTTCCACTTTCTCCAGCGTCTTGTATCATTTTAGCGACCTCTTCTTTTGTGTATTTAAATAACAAGCGATTTAACCAATCATTTATTATAGCGTTAGCGATATCATTAAATTCTGATATATAAATCCTAAAATTTGATATTACCATGTCAGATTCAGATGGCATTGATATTGCGTTGGGTGTTGATATTATTTTCTTTTTTCTTTGTTCCTTTTTAAACTGGTAATAAGACGCTTCTATTTCCCCGTATTCGCTTAATTTAAAGGTTTTTTGCTGTATCTGTTTTGGTGTTATTTTGGATAGCCTTCTTACAGATGCTTGAGTTATACGCTTAGGTATATTAGGTACTACAAAATTAACATATAGTCCCTGCTTCTCATATCTTCTTACTGTCGCTAATACTCTTGATCTCTCTTTTCTGTATGCTTTGACAGTAGCAGATACTTTTTTAGTCCGTCTTCTAGTAGCCAATGTTATTCACCCTTCCTTATGATGATGCTGTTTTCTCTAAGTTCCATTATCACTTTTGGGTCTTCTGGAGTAATGTTCAAAAATGATACCCATTCATTTGGGATACATGCTTTGATTCCATAATACTTTCCAGACCGATTAAAAATTAATTTCTTTACTTTTACCATTATTTCACCTCCTTTACATAGTATTCACAATATCTAAAATCAGGGCATTTTTTGGTGCATAATACATGACTATAATAAAAGCATTGTAATTCATCAGATATTTCATTTATTAGTTGTTCGTACTCATATCTTAATAAAGTAACTTCTACCTCTAATTGTGTTACGTTCAAAAATAAAGCATCCAGTAAAGATTTTGTTTTATTACATCTGTTAATCAAATAGTTATAAATCTGATATTTTGTTATTAATTGATCTTTGTATTTGCAATATGATAGTGATCGTCTGTAATCTTCTCTTACAGTCTTTAAGTTAATTTCTAGTACATCTGACTTGTACACTATACCATCTAATCTTAATTCTCTAAGTAAGTCGTACAATTCGATTTCATTTGTAAAATTAAATCTGTCTCCATAGTGATAACCATAATATTCTTTTCCGTGAGCGTAATATTTTACTGCCTGTGCTAGTGGCATGTTGTGTCCTCCTTTAAGATCTTTTTTATTGTACCACATTTTGTACCAATTGTCAAGGTATACTTCTTTATAAGTAGGTTCACAGAATGTCATCCTATGAACCTACTTATTTGTAATAAAATTAATAAAAACTTTCAAGATAATCGATGTTCCTATTTTTACAATATTCACAGCACTTTTCATAACTACCTGTGAATACCTCGTTGTAATCCTCATCTTTCTCTATAACATGATGAGTTCCATTTCTGTAAATAACAATTAGCTCATTGCTTCCCATAAATAAATTATACATATTTTTTCCTCCTTATTGATTGTTGTTCTTCTTTAACTATATTTATTATACCATATTATTTTTAAAATTGCAATACATTTGGTACAAGTTTTTTGATTTTTTTATATGGGGAAATTTAGTACAATTTTGAAGTTAA